CATGGCCGACTCCGTCCCCTATTCAACTACCCGGTTGAGGTTCTTGCAAATTGCAGGAACTTCCGGTTCGTTGATGGTACGATTTCTGGGTACGGGAAGGCAATACTTAAAGTACAGCCTCCGCCCCGTCTCCCCAACCTCTCTAATCATGAGTTCTACGCCCTATGGGCGGAGGACACTCTACGATACGCGGCCAAAGCTGCCGCGCAAGTTGAGATGTCACCTCTGGTCCGCCGATATCAGCGGAACTTGGAGGTCCTCAAGTTTATGAGAGCTTGTTGGGACGCCCTGATGGTTGGGTACCAACAGGAGCGTGCGTGGTACTTGAAGAGATACAACCTTCCCACCACCCTCTGCAGTAGTAGACTGCAGGGAGCGGAGAGGTTCAAATCTCAACTCGTTTACCACCCTCTAGAAGCGGCACAACGTTTAAAACGTTGCGCCCAAGCAAATCGTGCTTGGTACTTTGGGGGTCCCAAACCCCACGGTCGGCTTCTAGTGATGAGGGAAAAGATTCCTGCCATGATGTCATCATACGTGGCAAGGGCTTTACCCCCTCCTCCAAAAGACGACTCAGGACTCAGAGGCTTACTTGAGAGATTAACAAGTACACCTAAGCCTGAGCCTCCTTATTGGAGACCGTTCCTTAAGAGTTATGTACAGCGTTGGGGGCCTATCAGGCCACCAATCGAGTTGTACACAATGCCTTCGTCCAATGCTGCTCTCGGGCTATCCCGGGCAGTCGGGGGCCACACCACCGGTGTGCAGCACTTAGTGCTGTTAGGCTATGCTCTTAAGAAGATCCGCGGACAATCGCTTCCCCCCTCTATGAGGGTGGATTCTGATGGTTCCTACCTTGAACTCCTTTCGGATGCCCTGCATCCCCATTCTCAACATAGAAAGGTTAAGGATGGATTGGAAGAGATGTTCAGGCAACCCTGGGACGAGCTTGAAAAGACGCTACCAGGGTGCGGAGAGTACCTTCAGGACTATCTGAAAGTGGGGGTCGAGTATGTTATGCAACGTATAACATACATCCCCATCTTCCCGATATGTGCTGAAGAGAAAGGACTGAAGACTAGGTTCCCGACTTGTTCTTTAACAGCGGCCAACCTTGTCCAGCAGGTCCTACGTAGGGTGGCGGATTATGTAATGATCCGTGACCCTAGGTTCTCGGAAGCGCTCGGGGGTAGTGGGGGAATTTCCCTGGAAGGCGAGCAGGGTCCCTGGGATTCCCAGGATTGCACTGCTGCCACCGACTACCACCCCGAGTGGCTTACGCGAGGGTTTTATGAGGAGTTAGCGGAGCGCTACCCCCCTCTTAGGCGTTATCAGTGTTGGTTTACCAAACTGTTTGGGCCTAAGAAAATCCTCACGTGTGTTCAAGAGGAGGCCGTTCCCCACGACCTCCTCGAGAATTATCCGAGAGCCCCCCTACTGGACGACGAACCCATGAAATGGTGTCTCATGCGAGACCGTCGTCCAGGCCTGGATGAGCAGACTCAAGGTCATGCCTATTGGATTCTCCATTTTTGGGACCAATGGATAGACAACTTGAATGCCTTGCCAGGCACCGTGACAACCACGGGGCAGATGATGGGCGATCCCACATCTTTCCCCCCGCTCATGCTTGTGACCCTGTGTGCACAGGAGCAGGCGCTGAAAGAGTACCCTTACACCCCTAAAGAGAGGCGTAGGGCGTACCCTCGGTTATCGCGGTCAGAAGCCAAGTTGAAGGGAATAGGTGACGATGCCATCATTCCCCGTCAGACTCCGCAAAGGCGTAAAATATATTACGATACTCTTAAGGAACTCTCAGTTGAGGTTTCTTGGAGTAAGTGCTTCTACCACCCTACCCGGGGGATCATTGCTGAGATCCCCCTGGAGGCAGGGTTTGAAGTACCCTTTTGGCCGACGTCTGTCTTGGTTGCCCCGCCGGGGGGGTCCAAAGGAGAGGTTAATTGGGTTTCCCAACCAACATCCTTTGGGGGTGATCTCACCCGTCCCACTCGGAGCATTCCCAAGTTCTTTTGGAAACTATCCCCGTATTATTATACTTGGATGTTAGCCTACAGACTTGGGTTACCCTTGGGTGCCCCGGAGGCATGGGGAGGTATAGGATTGCCTATACTTCCGCCTAGGTCCTCCTTATGGCATGTGCAATGGCTCTCATACCTAACTCAACGTACTAAAAAGGAGTTGATTATAGGTTTGGGATTAGCCCCCTTCGGGAACTCTGGCCAGTCATTACTGGACAAAGCCGCGGGAGGTTGGGTTGAAGATGTCCTCTCTGCTGCCCCCCAATGGGAGAAGGAGGGATTGACTCTTCTAACGCCATATGCACTGACAGAATCAGCTGAACGAAGAATCAACATTGTTGATGCTTACCGATCAGCTGTTTCTAAAGTCCGATCCGTTGAGTTCTATTTTAGACCTCAACCCCGACCCTTTGGTCTGAGGGCACCGTCCGTTAGGATGGCGTCCCAGAGGTTCGGGAGGAAAGTAGGACATACTATCATCCGTGGTTCAGGGATGAAGTATGGCCCTACAATCCAGGATGTGGGCAGGAAGTTAGAGATCTACTTCCAAACCTCAGGTGGTTTTCTCCCTGATCCGTGGGCAAAGCCCTCGAGCGTCTATGGTTTAGAACGCTCGACTGAAGTCAAAGTGCGAAGACAGTTCGCTCCTTGGCTTGTCGGATTGGGTTGACCGGCTAAGCAACCGGACAAATGCCAGAGGGTCCCTCTTCGGTAGCGAAGAGGGTCTATGGGGTCCTGGGAACAGGACCTGCCACCCTTGCGCTCGTGTCTCCCATGTGGGGACGCTATACGCGT